ACCGCGTTCTTTTTGCGGCGGTTGCGCTCCTCGCGAGGCATGACAACGTGCAGCAGCTCGACTTCTGCATAAGGGTCTTGTTCGTTTAGCTTGGATATACGGAGTGTGACCTTATCCTCGCCGAACTGCCGCACGGCGGCGCGTGCTGTCGTTTTGTACTGCCGAAAGACAGTATCGACGCGCCCTTGTTCGTTCTCGCTGACGTAGCACTCAGCGATGTGACGGGTGGAGAAGCGGACGCCATTGTCGTCGTCAGCCTCAATGAAGATGACGCTCGTGCCAAAGCTGACCAGGTCGCTGTAAAGCTCGTGGATTTGCTCTTGAAAATTGGAGCGCGCGAGATGCTGGTACATCACATCCGTTGCGCCCTCTAGCCACTCCTTCGCCTCGTCGTCGCCGTTCAGCTCGTTGTCTTCGTAGCGCAATGAGAACCACGGCGTTGCCGCATTGGTCAGCATGCCATGCAGGGACGCAGCCATCAGCTCGGCCGCGTGTATTGCCGTGCCGTCGAAGATCAGCTCGGTGCGCTTGTCGCCAGCCGCGCTTCTTCGTAATGTCGGCTTTGCGCGGGACGATGTAGTCCGCGATTTCCTGCCAGTGGCTTTCCCAATGTTGGCGCTGCACTTTGAGGGTGCTGTAGCGCTTCATCAGCGCGGCAGCGCGTGGATCATCAGCCATTGGTTACTGTCCCAGTAGCGTCTTCTTGGCGGTCGGAGCTTCCTCAAGGACGCCCATGCCGCCGGTGACGTTCGCCTGGCGCAAACCGCGCTTACGCGACGCGCGATCCATGAGCCGCTCGGCCTCCTTGGTGTCCTTCGGCTTGATCGGAGGATCAGGCGGCACAGGCGGTACGGGCGGGGGCGGCGGTGGACTGGGTGCTTTCATAAATCCCATCAAGCAGCTCCTTGATAGCTGTACGGGTCGTAATCCATCACCGCGTCGCGTTGCGGCGCGCGCCCGTTTGTCGTTTGGTTCTCAAGACCGATCGCCGCGGTGCGGAACGCATCGGCGGCATGTGATGACCAGTCGTGGACCGGCTGATCGCGAAACTGTCGTGTCCGCTCGTTATACGCGCGGTGGTAGTGCCGGAGAGCCTCAAGCCCTTCGCGGCAAGCGTCTCTGTCGAAGTGACAGCGCGGGATCAGGAGCCGCGCAGCATGGATGCCATCTTCGACCGGAAGGCGCGGCACCGTGCGGAAATTGATGCCCAGGTTCCACGCAGCTTCGCGGCGGCTTTTGCCAGTGCCAAGCTCGCGCACTTCCAGATCGTGCGGGCCGTAGTGGTTGCCGTAGAGATAATTTTTCTCGTCCAGGACACGAGCGTAGTGAGGCAAGCCCTCGCCTTGGTTTTGATAATAGTCAATGACATGGATGTCTCCGCGACCGACGTTCTGAACAAACCAGACCGACGTGTAGTCGTGCATGCCCAAGTCCCAGTAGGTATCAACTCGGTGGTCCCTAAGATAAGGGACACTCGTGATCCTGCCGGCGTCGTCGGCCTGCTGTAGTTCCTTGCCGTAGACCGAGCCTGGGACGTTCGCGACCCACGAACATTCAAATTCCTGATTGTACTGGTCCTCAGTCATTGTCGCGCGTGCCGCGGCCAGCTCGTCGTCGTCAACGATGCCGGTCTCGCTCGCGCGGTACATTTGCCGCGCCCAGCCGTCATTCGAGGCGGCGGCTTCCCACAAGTTGTAGAAGTAGTTGTGGCCCTGGGGCGTGCCGATGAACACGGCAGAGCCTTTGCGGTCACTCAGCGCCGGCCGTATGACCTCGGGGAAAAGGCTTGCCGGCATGTCGGCGACCTCGTCCATGACCGCCATGTCGAGGTAGATACCGCGCAGGGAGTTTGGGTTCTCAGCGCCCAGCAAGTTGATGCGAGCGCCGTTGGGCAAGTCACACCGCAGCTCGGTCTCGTGATATTTGGCGCCCGGTATCTTCTCGCTGAATTGTTTCAAATAGTCCCACGCCACAGACTTGGCCTGCCTGTAGCTGGGCGCCACATATGCGAGCCGTGGGTTGGGCTTCTGCTCTTCGATCGCGCGCTTGAGCAGATGGTTCACGGCGCAGACTGTTTTGCCGAAGCGCCTGTGGCACACCAAGACGTTGAAGCGGTTGGCGTCGAGCATCCGGTGCAGCTCGACCTGGAGCGGGCGCGGCGTGTAGTCGATCTGGATGGTTTGCATTAGTGCTTGGTCGCGCTCATCGGCCACACCTCGTCGTGCCAGGGCGCCATGAGCGCGTCGAGAAAGCTCTCCGCCTGCTCCTGGGTGTCGAAGCCCTCAAGAAATATGCAGAGGTGGAGCGTGTCGTCGTTCGCCGGCACGCAGAAGGCGGAATAGATCATGTGAACCGCCGCGTTTTGCGCGCGATCGATTCCGGCTGCTTGCTGTGCTGCTTGCCGCGTTTCTTATCGCGGCGCTTCGCCGCAGTGGTTGCCGCGTACTCAGACGATGAGAGGGACTTGATCGCGGCTTCCGGCAGATAGCGCTCGCCAGTCTCGCTCGACTTCTTGCCGGACTTCGTTCGCCATTTTTGCTCGCCCCAGCGCTTGAGGCTCGATTGCGACGCCTTCATCAGCTCGTGTATCCGCCGCCGCGCTGTTTATAGGTCTTCGCCAGTAGCTGCGCCTTGCGTGCAGACCACTTGCCTGCGGCCGTGCCATGCGTGTTGCGGGCCAAGATCGACTTGTAGAGGCGCTTGCGCATGCCAGGCTTGTCGTAGTTGCCGGCTTCGTTGACGCGGCTCTTTTTAGCCATATTTCGACATCATGGACTTGGGCTTCTTTTTCTTGCCCTTCATCGCCGTGAAGTCTGCGCCGGTGATCTTCTTGCGAGGCTCGGCGGCTGCGGCGAGCTTCTTCTGTTTCGGGCTGTATTTGTCGTAGGGCATCACGATTTCTTCTTTTTCGACTTGTTGCGTTTGCTAATAGCCTTCGCCTTCTTCCTGGCGTCAGCCTTTGAAGATGCGCCCCACGCGCGCAGAGAGAGAAGCAGGCGGGTGGGGCGCCCCTTCTTGTCGCGCTCCGGGCCTTTCATGTTGCCCATACGCGCCAAGAAGGAAGCTCTGCGCGGGTTATCACCCTTTTTGACGGGCGGCTTGAGCGTGCCGCCTGTCTGCCGCTTGTACGAGGCGCGGCCCTTGCGGTTTAGCCCGCCCTTGGGGTTTTTGCCCTCTTTGCGCTGCCAGGCGGCGCTCATTTCTTGCTCCGATTGGCGCTGCGGGACATGACCGACAGGTTTTTGCGCGCGTTGTCGCGCGGATTGCCATTCTTGTGGTCTACGTCCTTGCCATCGCCTTTGCGCACGCGGCCGGAGTTCATCATCGATCGGCGTGCTGCGTTGCGGCTGGCGCGGTTCTTCTTCTGCTCAGGCTTCGCGTGGTAGTCGCGGTACTCTTTGCTGTAGTCGCGCTTCATTTGCCCTGGCCTCGGTACTTTTTGCGCGTGTTGCCGCGTCGGGTGAGCTTGCTCAGGGGCGAATTGCCGATCGAGGTCTTCTTCTTGATCCGTAGCGGTGTGAATACAGACTTAGCCTTAGCCACGATGAGCCTCGTTCGTGGACGTATTATACGTCTAGTGACCGCGCCCCATTTTCTTGGGGGGTGGGGGGGTCGCCCAGGAAAATCGCAACCGATCGACCGCCGCCGATCGGCCGCGGTTTGCGAAGGATATGCGAAGGTATCGCCTAACCCATTGATATTGTTGGGGTGACCCTCGCATTCTAAATGCGAAAGAGCTTGGGGGGGGGCCTGGGGTGTACGCCCCTCACGCGCGTATCGCTATGTCCGACGCCGCCACACTTTAACGGGTGCTCTCGCCCCCATCGCTCACCAGCTTCACGACCTCGGCAGGCTCACCCTTCTCAGGCTCAGGCTCAGGCTGCTGGCCCCACACCAGCATGACTGGACCCTGCTGCTGCTCGACATCTTCCTTCTTGTGCCTGACGCCACGCGGCTGCATCCGAGCGAACGTCCACTTCAGCGTGTCCACCTCAAGCCGCCGACGCTGCACCTCAGCGTTCGCCACCTTGTTGTCTAATCCTTCGGGCAACGGCTGGCGCGCTAGGTCGTGCATCTCGTCGGCCAGCACCTCGGCACCAATCGCCCTGGCCCTGGCATACATCTCAAACAGCTCTTCGTCGCGCTGCACAGCCTGCAACACGGTCACCCAATGCGGCAGCTTTGCGTCACTATCACACACGCTGCGCAGGCTCTTACCCTTCGCCAGCTCGTCGCAGACGAGGCGCATTCGCTGCTTGGTAAGTTTGACTGCCATGACCGCTCAACAAAAAAGCCGCCCATCGGCGGCTGACCAAATGCGGCGGGTTGCCGCATCGTAGTAAAAAATTACTACATTTCGTACGAAACGTCAACACCCATACAATATCTTGTACCACAGCCCCGTTATCGCTCGATCGAACCGCCTCCGCGCCGTCTGCGGGTGACAATGCATTTCCTCAGCAATCCGACGCCAGGCCGGTCCTCGATGCCGCCTGGCTGCACTATGCGCAGCCGCCCACACCAGCTTGGCGTCATCAGGCTCAAGCAGCACAGTCAGCTCGATCGCCATGTCCCAGGCACCGACCTCACGCACCGACGCTGGCCCAGGCCGCACATCGACCTCGCCGTACCCATAGGCCAAGTTCTTATCCGCAGGCACCTCCGGCCAGTATCCCCTCACCCTCAGATCATAAGCCCGAGGCATCTTCCGCTCCGCGACCGCCGCATCCATGAACAGCTCACGCAGCCCGACCTCATCACCCACACGCTCTTTCACCCGCTCAAAATCAACCATGCGCACTACCGCCCAACCGTACTGGCTTCGCCTTGGCGTGCGCACTAAATGCGCGCCAAGCGCGCACTAAGGCGCTTGGCGTGCGCGTGCGCACTAAGCTAGTACGGTTTTTTTTGTGCGCACCCGTTTTTGCGCACAAAGTGCGCACTAAATGCGCACTATCGGGCCTACAAACAAACGCCACATGTTCGCTCATTGTTCACCCCCTGGCATTTTGTCAAAGTCAACGAACAGTCCGGTGTCTTCGCGCCGTCGAACCGGGTTGCGATACTTGTCGGTGCGCAGCAGTCCGTTGCCCATCCACGTCCGCAGCACGAGCTTGGCAGCGCCCTCGCCCAGTCCCATATCGAGCAGCACGTTGCCTGCCCAGCGTGTCGTCCCTGCCTTTGCGGTAGCCGTGTAGCGCTGCCCGTCCTCTAGCCCGGCCTCAATAAGATTGAGTGCGTGACGGGCGTTCTCGACGCCCAGCCCCTCAAACGGATCAGGCGGCGCCCACGGTGCTAAGACGCCTACCCAGTCGCCCTGGGCAAGCTCCACGCTATGACGCTCAAACCACACCGCGTCACGCGCTGGCGCACTCATGTTGCCTTTCGCGTCATCGACGCGGACGTACCAGCTCCTGCGCTCGGGCGGGATGTCGAACACCTCACCCTCCCGATCGCTCATGGGCGTAATGGTGCGAGCAGCCCTCACAGCGCCAGCCAAGGCGCCGGCACCGCGAGCGGTGTTGATGTCGCCCGCCACCGCAACAAAGCCAGACGGCGGCTTGCGTGTGTGATGCACGAGATCGACCGCGGCACCGCACCGCTTCGCTATGTCAGCAAAGACATCCAGCACCGCGTCGATCTGCTTGTTGTCGTTCTCCTCCGCGTAGTGCGCCTTCACCAGCGGATCGATTTGCAGCACCGATATGTCGTGCCGCTGCATCTGCTCAATCACTTGATCCGCGGCGATCGTCGGCACGACCACGCCGTCCTCGGGCTCGGCAACTAT